AATCCCATCAATGTTGGGCTATAAAAACCTTTTGATTTTGATACATCTCTTTTTGAATATCCGTCACCGGGTGGTACTGAAAATGGTTTGTGTCCTGCTTTTTTAGCGAATTTTGCTAATGTCATCATTAATTTATCCAAACTTTTCGTTGTCTTATAATTTGATTTCGTTAAGGCAAAAGCCTCGTGTATTGATAAATACGCCTCAGCTATTGCATTCAGTGAATCTTTTCTTTCTTGGTAGTTTTCCATTTTATTTTCCTTTATATTTTAGCGGCTAAATCTTTATCTGCTTTGCCCCATGTTCCTTTTCCTTTTGTTACAAATGAATTAACTCTCGCTAATCCCCATTGAACAGCTGTTGTTCCTGGACGATGTCCTGATTTCCATGCTGCAACTCCTCTATCAAAGACTTTCTTTAATATAGGCAAAGGCATTTTAGACGCGTCAGCTTTCTTTTGGAGAGCTTTGTCAGAGTTACCTTCATTAACTCTAAAATCTTCTAAGTATAATTCACCAAACATTTGGTCATATTTCTTAGTATGGTCTGATGGTTTAGTTTTGGCCGAAGCATCACCAGGTGCAGGTTTTGTTGATAGTTTCTTAAAATGAGTAGCGCGTTTTTTCTTCGTGCTTTTTGCCATTTCATCACCATCAGCATCAGCTGCATAATATCCTTTTGGTTGTGTTCCTTTCATTTTCTTAATATCAGGGTCTTGAGCTGCTTCCTTTTTAAAGAATTGTCCTGGAGTCATTCTTTTATAATTGTTTGTAAGTTTATCTGTTCCCCATTCTCCAGCATTCTCAACAATCTCTACTGCATCTAGCCAATATCTTTTNTTNGATGATTCTGTTTGAACCATAACATAATTGGAACCACAAACAACAATCTCTCCTACTTCGTTTGATTCTTTTATTTTTACAATATTGCCTTTCTGAAATAAATTACCATCAATATAATCTTCTCTTGTTTCTGAAAGTGGTGGTAATTCTATATGTTTACGGAATGATTCTTTCTTTAATCCCATTCCTTTTCTGACTGCATAGTATAATGTTTGTATTCCGTCNCCTTGAACCTCTAAAGATGCATCTGCAAATCCTTGTAGGTCACCAGCCGCGGCTAATGCTCTTAATTTAGAAGCAGACATACCTTTTACATCTTCTGCGTCTGGGTCTCTTTGCCCGGCACTCACAACATTAATTGAGCCTTGGAAGTTATAAAGGCCATGTTTTGATTTTTTACCATTATACTTATTTAATAATATGTCAAATTCTCTTACTCTATCGCTTCCAGCGACCATGGTTACCTTTGTAAATCCTTGGTCATATAATTTGGTACATACATCTAATACTGTTCTTATGTCCTTATCGGCCATAATAGCTCTTGCGTGTTTAGGAAACATCTTACGCATGAACTTAATTTTTTCCTTAAACGGTAATGGATTTTTTTTAGGGTCAACTGATTTAGAAGAGTATATGCGATATACACCACCTCTGGAGATTTTTTTAAGTTTTTCAAATAACAATTCATGTCCCTCAGTCGGGGGATTGAATCGTCCAAAAACGAAGGTTACTTCATTTGAAGCTTCGCTTAAGTATTCACTAAATGATTGTATTGACATTTATATCCTCGGTTTCCCATTAGCCTGGATTATCCCAGCCTTTTATTATATCTTTGCTGAAGTTGTTAGTCGAAAATTCCATTCGGTCAACTAGCTTTACAGCGCCACCTTCCATTCGATCGATTGCAACAAAACCTTCTGGGTTGGTTACTCTAAATCCGGATTTAGTTTTTACAAATGTACCAATTTTTGATACATTGTTTAGTTTATTTATAATAATTAATTTACTATCTATAACAAAATTCTGTAAAATAAAGATATTTTCTAAATTTTTAAGGTTTGATTTAGAGAAAAACGATAATAATACATCGCGTTTATCTATTTGCACCTGTTTTCCTTTGTCAGAACTTCTTTTGTCTATTTCTTTTGCGTACCTATCGGACACAAATTGGATTAAACCCTTGGCATGTTTCTTTGTATTCTGAACTCTTTGTCCTTTTCTTACCATGGTATTATTATATATGTTGATTACTAGGTTTAATTCTTTGTTTGATTCTATTTCTTTGAGTGTACTACTCGAAATTGTTTTAAATATTTTACCCGCATTGGATAAATTGCTTGACAGTTGTAAACTTTCTTTTTGAGTAAGAGTTGCGGTACCTGATAAGTCTTTCATTGTGGCGTCTTGCATCCACACATTTTTGGATTGTTTTATTTTTGCTACAATATCCTGGCCGAATGAAGCTGACATACTTCCAAAGTCTGAGCCACTATATGTTGTGTGCCACACAATGCCNACTTTTGCNTGTGTTATTTCTTTTGCTAATTTCGTGTCTGCAGGTACAGCATAAACGATAGTATTAGGGTGGAAAGTAATATGCTTAATTCCATTTATATTCTCCTTNTTCAAATCACCTTGGTCAAACATAAAATCGCCTTGTATAACTCCTTTGATTCCTAATCCTTTTAGATTATCAAAAGCTAATTTTAGTTTCTTATTTAAATCGCCCGAGGTATCAGCATCAATGTCTGCGTGATTCTTATATACCTTAGGGTTCTTCGCGAAAATGCCTTTTTTTGCTACAAAGAACTGACCATCAGATGGGTCCTCTCCAACAAATAAGGCGGGTGCACCGTCCCACTTCACGGTAACATCCATTGGTGCTTTCGTGTTACCGTCTAACATATCCCTCAGTGACCTAAGCGCTAGGATAGCTTGGCGTGCACCCTTGACTCCTCCGTCAAGGATTAAATCTTCTATATGAGTCATATGTGTATTCTTTGACTCAGCTAAATAATTTTTTAATGATTTCATTTAAATATACTCGTCATAATCTTCTGGGTCAATTCCAGCAAAACTTACACTGCCTGAAACAGCTTTTTTCTCGCCTTCTTTTACGCCAAATGTTACTATAGTTTTTCCTGTTGGTCCTTTAATATTTAAGGACACTCTTCCTGCCGGGTCTTCTAATGATATTTTAGATAAATCCAAATCAGGATGCTGAGTTAATACTTCACTTTTCTTAGTAGTAGTTATCGCCATAAGCATCTTAGTTTCTTTATCATTAAATCCCATAATGTCAAGTATTCTTTCCCCAAACTCAATAGTTCCAGAATAGGGTTTTAATACATCATATACAATTGCTGCAACCCTTGGATTAATAGGTTTTCTTGCAACTTTCCTTTCAGCCTCTAATCCCTTTTGAGTTAATTTTTTTATTTCATCGGGTGTTAATCCTCTTAGTTTAATTAACCTATTATAAGCAGCTTCAGATTTATCATTACCTTTAAGCCATTTTTTATGGTCTTGTTTTATGGCGTTTAACTGTTTTGATTTATGAATTAGCCCTAAAAGGATTTTGTCGGTCTTTGCTTTTCCATCGAAAGCCTGTGCCGCTGCTTTACCAGCCAAATGGCCACATAATCCTCTTGCTGTTGTGTTTGCTAAACCAACTGCTTTGGTACTATATAATTTTAAAGAGTAACCATCTAATTTTTCTCTGCCGTCTTTTATTACAGCAATTCTAATATCAGCTTTAAAATCAATTCCATCTTGGAAAGCTAAATTGTCTAAATAACCACCGACAATGATACCATCTTCTTTAACAGTAGTTGATATAAGATAGTTTGTCATATCTTTACTACCCTTTTCAATTATTTTTATACTTTGACTATAACTTTTTCCACCTAAAGTTTTTAAATCTTTATTCCACTTAGTTACAGTTTGGTCAATAGGTCTGCGATGTTGTTCATATTTTTTAGATATATCAACGCCTTTACCTTTATAATTATAAATGTTCTGCATTACTAATGCTTCGTTATAATTACCTTTAATCGCCGATATTGTAGCACTATCTTCTTTGATAGTTAATTTATTCTCCTTCATAATACTCTCCTTTACCTGTCCAGGTATTGATATAAGCACTTCTTTAAAAAGAGGCGCAGATTTAAGTTTAGAAGCAAATACTTTAGCAATAGCACTCTTTAGTGATACCCATGTCGCTTTAATTTTACGAACAAAGGATTTACCTAATTTTTTTAAAGACCTAAATTCATATAAATCAGTTTCGACTTCATGATTAGGTTTATCTTTAGAATGTGTTTTAAAGCTTTGCATATATACTTCTCCATTATGATAGTATTATACCACTATTTATAACTTTTGTAAAGTGATTAGTTTTCGGGGTCGAAAAACTCGTTGGGTCTGATATGACCTTGGTGGTCAAATCGAA